GTCAGAAGGTCAAAGACGTTCCGCGGTTGCAAGAAAAAGAGCCGCTGGTAATACAGGACCAAAACCAACTAATGTTGCGACATTCGCGAAACGTAAAAAGATGAGTAGTGGAGGATTAGTATAATGGGTGATATATCTTTAAGAGGTAGAGGATTAGCATTTAAAAATGGCGGAACTCCTGCGTGGCAAAGAAAAGAAGGTAAATCTGAATCCGGTGGATTAAATAGAAAAGGTATTGCATCTTATAGAGCCGCGAATCCTGGTTCTAAATTATCTATGGCAGTAACTACAAAACCATCAAAATTAAAACCAGGTTCTAAAGCTGCTAAAAGAAGAAAATCGTTCTGCGCGCGCATGAGCGGGATGAAAAAAAGATTAACCTCTGCAAAAACTGCAAGAGATCCAAATTCAAGAATTAATAAGTCTCTACGTAAGTGGAACTGTTAATATAACCAACATAAGGAGAAGAGATGGAAGATGTAGATGTAGCAAGTAAATTACAACGATTTATGAAAAATCAGTTGTCTAATTTAACAACAATGGTGACTTCGGGAGGTGTTGACAATATGTCCGATTACAAGTATATACTTGGACAAATTCGCACATACGAATTTTTATTACAGGAAATCTCTAACCTGCTAAACAAAAAGGAGCTTAAGGAAAATGAGCAAGGAAACGTTATCAAACTCGACTGAAATACCTAAAACAGTTTTAGGTCTAGAAGAAAAATATCAAGAAGAAAATAAAAAAATAGAAGATAAAACTGTAAGAGCAGAAAATATTACAGAATCATTAGTTGATAGTTTACCAAATCCTACCGGTTGGAGATTATTAGTATTACCATTTACACCTAAAGATAAAACTAAAGGTGGAATTATTATATCACAAGAATCATTAGACAAATTAAGAATAGCTACAAATTGTGGTTATGTTTTAAAGATTGGACCATTAGCTTATAACGATAAAGAGCGTTATCCAACAGGTCCATGGTGCAAAAAAGGAGATTGGGTTATCTTTGCTCGTTATGCGGGTTCAAGATTACCAATAGAAGGTGGAGAAGTGCGACTACTAAACGATGACGAAGTACTTGGGACTATAAAAAATCCTGAAGATGTTCTTCATCACATTTAAACATAGGAGGCACTATGCCAATTGAAGATAAGAAAAAAGAACCAATGATAGATGTCGGCGAAGAAGAAGGCGCTGAAATTACGTTGGACAACAACGAGCAGACGAAAGCCGTTGCAGAGGAGAAAAAGGAAGAGAAGATTGAAGTTGTACAAGAGGAAGAAAAACCTGTTGTCGAAGCAAAGGTTGAAAAACCTGTAGAGAAAAAAGATGGGTTAGACGATTATAGCGAAGGCGTTAAAAAACGTATTGCTAAACTAACTCAAAAAATGCGAGAAGCTGAAAGACAAAGAGAAGAAGCGTTAGCTTATGCTCAATCCGTTAAAAAAGAAAAAGATCAAATTGAATCTAGGATTTTAAAAACAGATCAAAGATATGTATCTGAATTTGAAACTAGAATTAATTCTAGTTTAGCAAATGCTAAAATAGCTCTTAAATCAGCAATCGATAATCAAGATGTAGAAGCTCAAGTTAATGCACAGCAACAAATTGCTGAATTAACTATGGAAGCTGTAAGATTAAGAGCAATGAAAGTTGCTCAAGAAGAATCAACGGCAAGAGAAAAAGAAATCAAAATCACGCCACAACAAACTACGCAAACTGCACAAGTTGATCCTAAAGCGGAAGACTGGGCAGCAAGAAATAGTTGGTTTGGTCAAGATTCAGCGATGACTTATACTGCTTTTGATTTACACAAAAAACTTGTAGAGGAAGAAGGTATAGATCCAAAAAGTGATGAATATTATGAGGAAATTGATAAAAGAATAAGACTTGAATTTCCCCATAAATTTGCTACAAAGGAAACAACTACAACTACGGAAAGAGCAAAACCTGCTCAAACTGTAGCTTCGGCTAATCGTCCTAGCCAATCAGGACGCAAAAAAACTGTGAAGCTCACACCATCACAAGTAGCAATTGCTAAAAGATTAGGTGTGCCACTTGAAGAATATGCGAAACATTTAACCACGAAGGAGGTATAGGCATATGGAAAAAGACAAAAACATTAAGACTTCCCGTGCGAGCGAAACTAGGTCTAAAACAGAAAGACCTAAAGTTTGGACTCCACCATCATCTCTGGATGCACCACCTGCGCCAGACGGATTTAGACATAGATGGATAAGAGCCGAAAGTGTTGGCTTCGATGATACGAAGAACATTTCAGGCAAATTGAGATCTGGTTGGGAATTTGTTAGAGCGGATGAATATCCTGATTCTAACTATCCAGCAGTCAAAGACGGAAAATACGCAGGAGTCATTGGAGTTGGCGGCCTATTGCTGGCTAGGATACCTGAAGAGATCGCAAAATCTCGCGAAGAGTACTTTGCAAAAAGAACTCAAGAACGAGAAGAAGCTATTGCAAACGATCCTTTTAAGGAACAGCATCCAAGTATGCCGATCAGTAAAGAGAGGCAGACTCGTGTAACTTTTGGTGGCTCAAAGAAAAACTAATCATTTAGTAATTCCTAACCACAAAGTTTAAAATAAACTTAAGGAGAACAAAAATATGGCAAACTCAACGATTGCCTACGGTTTCAGACCGCTAGGTAAACTTGGTGGGAATCCAGCTGCAGGCGGACAAGATCAATTTGTGATCGTGGACAACTACAGCTCGTCTATTTTTCAAGGAGACATTGTTAAACTTAATGCCACAGGTGGAGTTATCGTAGTTGATACTTCGGCCCTGTCTAGTGTATTAGGTGTATTTAATGGTTGCTTGATAGAATCAGACCCATCAACTAAAAAACCAAAATGGTCAAATTTTTACACACAAACGAATATCACACAAGGTGAAATTCAGGCGTATGTAATAACTGACCCAAATCAACTCTATCTCGTTAAATCTACGGGAACTGCTCTAGGAACAACTGCAGTTGGAACTAGCTTTGATCAAGTATATGCAGCAGGTAATACTAATAATGGTATTTCTGGTGCTTACCTTGACTTATCTACTTCAGCTACAGCTGCTAATGGACAAGTTACTGTGGTGAATACTTCACCATTCATAGGCAACGAGGAAGCTGTAACAAATGAAGATTTCATTGTTAGAGTTTCTAAGAGTCATCAATTACTATAACAGGAGAATATAAACTATGGCTATCTCAAGATCACAACTAGTTAAAGAACTAGAACCAGGTTTAAACGCTCTGTTTGGACTTGAATATAAACGTTATGACAGCGAGCATGAAGAAATCTTCATCAAAGAAACTTCTGACAGAGCTTTTGAAGAAGAAGTTATGTTATCAGGTTTCGGCAACGCTGCCATTAAAGCTGAAGGATCTGGTGTCAACTACGATCAGGCACAAGAAACTTTCACTGCTAGATATACGCACAATACTATAGCTCTTGCGTTCGCAATCACTGAAGAAGCGATTGAGGATAACTTGTATGACAGACTAGCGTCTAGATATACAAAAGCATTAGCTAGATCTATGGCGAATACAAAGCAGGTAACTGCGGCTAACGTATTGAATAACGGATTCAGCACATCTTATTTAGGTGGTGACGGATCTCCTTTATTCTCTACGACTCACGCTACAATCTCTGGAACATTTAGAAACACGCTTGCAACACAAGCTGATTTAAATGAAACATCTTTAGAGCAGTCTTTGATTGACATCGCTGCTTTCACAGATGAAAGAGGTTTAAAAATTGCAGCTCAAGGTATGAAATTAATCATCCCTTCTGAACAGCAATTTACTGCAGACAGATTAATGTCTTCTGCTGGTAGAGTTGGAACAGCTGACAATGATATCAATGCAATCAAAAACATGGGAATGATTCCACAAGGTTATGTTGTGAACCATTACTTAACTGATTCTGATGCATTCTTTATCATTACAGATGTACCAAATGGCTTAAAGTACTTCGAAAGATCTCCAATTAGAACTTCTATGGAGGGAGATTTCGAAACTGGCAACGTAAGATATAAAGCTAGGGAAAGATACAGCTTCGGCTGGTCAGACCCAAGAGGCGCTTTCGGTTCATCAGGATCGTAAGAACTTTTATTATAGGGCGGGCTTGACTCGCCCTATAATTCATTATAATAACATCCGTGAGAAGATGAAAATTTACCTAATAAAAGTATTCCTAGACGGCATTAAAATCCAATTTACATTGGAATCTGAACCCATAAATACTACCGAATCTTTACATCAGAAAGTACTTGACTTTCTGGGAAAAATGAGTAAAGAGCAATTAGAGAAATTAATTAATCCTAAACAGATTAGTAACTTCTCTTATATAACCTATGAGGAGGTTGAGCGTGACATCATTGTCCCAATCACTTCTGGCCAAGAAAATAGACTTGGAATCACAGTGGAACAAGTCTTATCTTGAACAGGG